ACGGGCAACAGGCCGAAGGTTTGCAGGCTGGCCTTGCGGAACACTTCGGATTCATCCCTGTAAACTGTCACCTTGTCCAGGTCGGGCCGGTCCAGTTCCACGCCAAGATAGTTTTGCGTGCCGATGCGGGCGGTGCGAACATTGGCGACCAGATACCCTTCGTCTGTGACGCGGGCACCTGTAAGCGTGGCGGCGTCTGTCATTTTCATTCGTCTGCCTCCACCACGTTAAAAAACTCTTTCACTTTGCCCTCAAGCCCCGGAAACGCGCCGCTTTCGGTCAGCGTATTTACGATTGTATCCGCAAGCGCCTCTTGTGGCAATATATCCATATCATAAAGCACTTTCACACTGTCAACCAGAACTTTGCCCATGTCGGCCCGTTCTTTGGCAGTCGGCTGGAATAGCGGACGCCACGTCCAATGCAATTCGGGCGGGCGATTGCCCAGCGCCGAACGGATCAGGCATTCATTCAAAATTTCCATTGCAGGATCCAGATCAAGCGTTTGCATGACGCGGACCCGATCAAAATAAACTTTCTCATCGCCCGCGCCGGTAGCGTTCATCCCTGCCGCCGCAATGCCGAATAGCCGGGTCATCGGAACGCCCGCCGCAGCAGCGACCATCTGCATGAAGCGGTCGATGATGTCCGGCAGCGTGGCGAAGCTGGCGGTTTTCTGATCGTATGTGTCTTCTGAGTCCATCAGCAGCGCGCCGTTGATGCCCTTGCCGCGCGCGGTCAGGCTGGTGCGGGCAAGGACAACAGCCTCATATTCCGATCCGCCGCTTCGCAGCCCTTCGTTGAACCCGTTGATGCCGATCACGTCAATTTTAGCCTCGAACACAAGCGACGCAACGTTGGCAATGGTGGCGTCCAGGTTCCGCACGGCGCTGATCGTGGCGTTCAGCGTGCTGTCACCCCATCCGGGATGTGCAGAATATCTGTCGTCAGGGACTTCTTCGCCCATGGCAATGACAAGGCGACTCGGGTGGATTTCTACCGATGCGCCGGTGGCGGGATTCATCCGATACATGATTGGTTTGCCAAACCCCAGCAGGCGCGGGTCGCGCTGGATTGCCCCTGCCGTTATTTCCGACCGGTTCAATACGGCGAGATATTGCAGGCCACCCGTGCCGATCCGGGCAGGGTCCAGCGGCTTCGATGCGTCCAGGTCGCGCGTGCCGATATAGATTGCAGCGCCGCCGAACAGCCGGGCGCGCTTGAGGTTTTGCATCGTCTTGCCCTGCAAGCCCAGCCGCTTTTCCTCAGCCTCGATTGCTGTGATCTGTTCCGCATCGGCCTGCCATTCCCGCCATTCGCGGGTCGCATCTTCTGCGGGCAGGTCCACGACGTTACGGGCAATGGCGCTGGTGCGATACATGGCGACAAGCTGATCGTCGGCGATTGTGGTGTTGTAATAATGGGTGTGCGCCGCCTTGTCCCGGTCCGTTCCGAGATTGGCGACGATGTTGCGCAGGCCGTCCATAATACTCATATTGTTCCAGCCCATGAATTATTTACGCCCGCCAGCATGTCAAACGCGCGTGTCGCGGCGTCGATCTGGTCTTTGAACTTGCCCATCGGGAACGTTGCAGCCTCGTCCAAGAAATCACCATTCCAATCGCCTGCCACAATGTCCACGTTTCCGGCTTCGACCTGTGCAGCCAGTGGCATTGCGCGCGTTTCTTTGTCGCCCGTCTCAGGGCTTGACGTGTAACTGTAACCCATCAGCGACGATTTTAGAAGATGCAAAGCCCAGGACTTGCCAGCAGACCCCGGATCCTGCGGAATTGAGCCACGAACCGCCCGCCCATCGGCCGCCGCCGTGCTGCCCAGCAGCCGCTCAACACCCGCCGCGTTCACCCGGTCTTTGACAACGTGGGCGATGCAAAGACGCTTGTCCGGGCCGATTCCCAGCTTGACGCCAGCCGTCCTGGCCGCTCCGGGATCGTCAGTTGCGGCCAAGTCCCATCCACGCACCCACCGATAGCCCGCAGGCTCCGCTTGGATGACGCGAAAGTCGGACCGCTTGAACATGCCGCCGCCGCGTGGTGCAGGGCGCTGTTGAAGCTGTCCGGCGGCGGCGTAGATGCCCATCGTCTTTTCAAGGTCCGCCACTTGGTCCTCGGGGAACCGATCAGGAAACAGCAGTTCGCCTTCGATTGTTCGCGGATCGGTATAGAACGGCGTGGAGCATCGCCGATCCGATTCAAACCGCATCGGCAGGCAAAGGTGGGTGTAGCCTAAATTAATTGCCACGGCAGAAACGTCAGACTCGTGCAATCGCTGCATGATGATTACAATCGCGGAATCTTCATTGTTGACGCGGGACGGCAGGGCTTCCCGGAATGTAGCAACGCCCGTGGCAAGTTTCTGGACGCTGTTGGCATCCGCAACGCTGTGCGGATCGTCGATCAGAACCCTATCGCCGCGCGAGCCTGTCATTCCCTCGAATGCCATGGCTTCCCTGAACCCGGTCTTGTCGTTTTCAAACCGCAGCTTGGCGTTGTTGTCGGCCATCAGATTCATTGGCCAGCGTGATTGATACCATTCCGACTGGATCAGGCGACGGCATTTCATTGCGTCCCGGACGGCCAAGTCTTGCTTGTGCGCCGTGCCAAGGAATCGCATGTGGTGTAATTCTTTAGGCCCCCATTCCCAAGCGGGCCAGATTACGCCTGTTAACAGCGACTTCATGGTGCCGGGCGGCACGTTCATCAGCAGGCGGGTGATGTCGCCCCGCGTGACGGCCTCCAGGTGCGCACAGATGGCGTCCAGCGCCCAACCCCACTTGAGCGGCGTGGACGGCTCCAGGACGTGCCAAGCGCGCCGTGCAAAGTATGCCAGTGATCGGCGGCACAGTTCTTTTTCGGCGGCAATGATGTCAAGCGGTGTCAGTTGCATCGCCAAGCGCCACAATTTCCGCCAGGGCTTCAGGTGACAGGCGTGACACGTCCAGCGCGGCCTTGGGCGACATGCTGCCGTCCTCACTGATCAGGTTCACGTCAGCCGTTTCGCGCCACCGGGCGCGCGTCTTGAGCCAGAACGTCATTGACGCTGTGTCGCCGCCTTTGGCTTTGTTGAACAGCGCGCCGCCGATTGTGGCGTTTGCTTTCGCCATCGACAGGTCCAGTTCGTCGCGGTAGTGCAGCCGCAATGTCTTTTTGTCGATGCCTATCACGCGGGCGATCATGTCCTGCGTCGTGCCGACCGTCGCGTGAAGCTGCACAAGCTGGCGCTGCGCATCGCTTGGCGCGTGCTGTTTGCGTCCACAGGGGTTTTTAGGCATTCCGTTCATGCGTTAAATATAGCGCGGGTAATTATTGTTGACAAGGTGCTTGACACGGTAGACAATAGGTGGCAATAAGGATCAACAGACACACCGGCAAGGAGCCACACCATGACACGCACCATTTTACAAATTGAAAACGAAATGGAAATCGCACGGATGCGCATGGACCATGCCCGCGACAAGCTCTGCGAAGTGATCATGGCCGGAAACGCATCGGAGGAAGCCCGCCTTGAGATGGTTCACGCCGCCGCGATTGAAGATTACATGGGCTTGAAAACACGCCCTGCGCACGGGCAAGATGTTTGAATTGCGCTGAGGGTCTACGCCCCGAACGGCTGGCCCGTCGCCTCAAGCGTGGCGGTCTGGCCGGTGAAGTTCTGCCAGCGGATCACAGCCATATCCACATAGGCGGGATTCAACTCGATAGCGTAAACGCACCGGCCCGTCATTTCGCCCGCTATGATCGTGGTGCCGCTGCCAGAGAACGGTTCATAGACCGCTTGGCCGGGGCTGCTGTTGTTCTCGATGGGCCGCTTCATGCATTCAACCGGCTTTTGTGTGCTGTGGCCGGTTTCTGACTTCTGCGGCTTGGGAATTTGCCAGAGAGTGCTTTGCTTTCGGTCGCCACCCCAATGGCCCGTTGCCCCTTTGCGCACCGCATACCAGCACGGCTCATGGTGCGGATGGTAATGCCCACGACCAATGACGAATTGATGCTTTGCCCATATGATCTGCGAACGGATTTCAAAACCACTTGCTTCGATGCTTTCTGCGACTGTGTGAGCCTTGTTTCCAGCGTGCCAAATATAAGCAACATCACCGGGGAACAGCGCCCAAGCCTCTCGCCAGTCTGCCTGATTGTCGTTCAAAACCTTGCCGTGCATCCCGCCTGTTTTTCCAGGGTTCGTCAGCGGCAGCG